TATAGACGTTCTTTTATTATCTAACATATACTTATTAAGTATTGAATAGGTTTGACGGTTAAGCCTTTCCCCTGCTCCTTGGATAACGTTAGACAATCTATCTGTCTTACTGTTTGCCACTTGTACATGGTTTGTATAATGTGTAACGGCATTGAATAAACCCCAAAGAGTAGAACCCTTTTCGTTCAATTCTTTAGCGCATACGTTATCAAATGAAACCATCTGATTCTGTTTGCGAGTTGAAATATCTTTTATGTCCGCATCACATTTCACATTAAATATATTTTCAATAACCATTGACACAATGTTTTTATCTAATTGAACTTCATTCATTTTGTCAAATGTATTCATAATATGCTGTTCTTTATCTAATTGCTTTTTGAAGTTTTCAACCGCTAATTTTAGACGTGTTTCAGCGTTGGACGTATGCCGGAAACTTTCCAATTCCTTTGACATATAATGAAATTGATTATCACATATAACAACTGTATTGGATGCGCCAAAAGAAACCGAGCCGCTGCCATCATGGCTATTCAAACACGTTATAAAGCGCTTAATCTTATGCTCATTAATTACATGATCCGGTAAGCTATTTTGATAATATACTTTAGCGCCATTCTTAAAAGATCCGCCTTTAATATCGCCGCCAAACTCACTTTTTATCTTAACTATAATTTCTGCTAGATCTTTATTTTGAATAGTGGTATATCTGTCGCCCACTGTGCCTAGCCATGCGCCGGAATCATTACGAAAAATACCGAATGAATTAGTTTGCATAGATTCAAACGTTTTATCATTCATTGCGTATAATGGCAACTTGTTAACCGTGTAATTCGTGCCGGTTGTCTCTAATGTGTTAAATGTGGTATTATTTAAATTATTCATTGTTTGTTTGTTTATGTTAAAATTATGATTAAGACATGGCGATTAATTGCCATGTTTCGGGAAATGATCCCTCTTCAGTTAACCTATATTTATTTAGCTATTAAATCGTGTCCGCCAATTCGAGGCAATATGTTATAACCTACATAATTAGCCATTAAATAAAGGCTTTTAATTTGATGCATTACCTTTGATATCCTATAATATTGTTTTTCGCCTAAATACCAAACATAACGATTAAACAAATCATTATCGTATTCATTAGAAATCGAATAACATCCTTTATGATCCAATTCTTTTATATGTTTTAATCTGTCCAATTCATGAATTAAATTACATTTAAAATCGTTTAGGGTTTCCGCGTGCCATGCAACTTTAATACTATTTATAATACCCATTTTAATAAATGAATTTCTGTTACTTCTATCTTTTAACTGATTAAATAATTGTGTTTTTGTTAACTTTTCCATAATGCTAGTAATTTTAGTAAATGCTAATAATGTTAGTAATTGTGGCAATATTGCCGGTATCAGATAGCAAGTATATTTAAACACATTCAAAAAACAAAATAATTGTTATTTTATTTTGTAATGCCGGTTTAAACTGTTCTAAGATATAGAACCGCGCGAATAATCAATAAAACTCAAAATTCAAAACAATTTTTAATAAAATGTGATTATTAGTTTTCCACATAGGGTAAAATATCAAAATGTTGATAACTGTTATTTCCAACTTTGTGTCAGAAAATTTGCCCCATTTGCTCCGAAAATTTGCCCCGAAAAATTTGCCCCAAAGTTTTTTCTATAGATTATTTTTTTAAAAAAATATTTAAAAAAAAATAAAAAAAATCAAAAAAAAATATCCTAGAATTTCTCCTAGAATATTTCAATCATTCAACCAAAAAAAAAGAAAAGTTTTTTGCTCCTAATGTTTATCACATTTGCAGTTAATATTTCTGCTGCAATTGTTGTTATTAAATCTGTTATTGTAAGGAGAAACATTGTTGTAATTTAATTTAATCGGATCATGCCTTTTTACTCTAATAACAGTATAATTATCTAAATGAGATTGTGCATCAATAATGTTCTGATTTTTACTAACAGAAGTTGTAGCATAACCGCTATAGGAACATGCGTTTGAAATTAGGACAAAAAATATTCCAACTACATAACTAACCACCGTATACCCCCTAACATGCTTTTTCATAATATTTGTGTTTATGTTTTACTTATTAATGTACAATCTAAACAGAAAGGATGGGGAATCCCAAAAGTTTTCGTATATCTTTTGTATTTGCCCCAACAATCTAGTGTTTCTAGGTGTTTTATATGAGCATCGTAAACCTTATCATGGTTGTATGCGTAAACCCCATCAAGAGTTTTACAAAACATAATGAGGTTTTTACCATACCTATTCTCACTTAAAACAAAATAATTTTTAATTATCGACATCAAAATAACTTTTTATAGTCATTAATTGATCATGAGCATCAGTTAAATTTTCTATAGCATCTATAGCGTTATTGTAAAAATCATCTGTTGAGTGATCACCAATGCCGGCGGGATTATCGCATAGTAAATCTAACGTTAATAAAGCCTTAGTTTTTTTAGCTTGTACATGACTCAATAACATTTCGTACATGTTTTTTTTGTGTCTTTTATTTTTCATTTTTTCTTTTTTCTATTTCTATATCTATCTCTATCTTTTATTCTATAATAACTATTTCTAGAACTACACCAATCTGATATAGCCTCTGAAAAAACCCAATCATTATTTTGATTAACAACGCAAGGATTGTGATTATAAATTATCTTGTCAACTTGCTTTGCGTTGGGATATTTTTTTTGCTCCTTCCTTTTTATTTTATGCCTTTCATAAGTTTTCTCATAACTGCATTTAGTTGAACAATATTTTTTTATTCTAATTGAACTAAATTCTTTTTTGCAATTATCACAAATCATTTTGTTTTGGGTTTAGGATTTAAACCTTCAAACAATTCTTTTAAATCATATGTATCATCCATGTATTTGTCATTTAAATTTAATATTTAATCAAATCTAAAAACCATGTCTGAGAAATCCAAAATTATTTTTAAAAATATCGTATTTTGATTTATAACCTAATTTTATTGAGAATTGCTTAATATCCTCAACAACATCTATTGGTAATACATACCAATCTTTATTTTTGTATATATAAATAGCAAACCAATCCACCTCCTCCTTGTCATAATTTACTCTAACTTGACATTGATTGTCCTTGGGACGTACATGATCCGTAGACTTAACTTGAACCCTCTGTAAGACATTATCTACATCAACCACTAAATCATACCTTATCTCATGGTAAAATGGCTTAGAAACGGTGTATCCCTCTCCTATGCATATTGTAGTAAATAATGACTCAGCGTATTCTCCTATATTCATAAAATACCTATTCTAGTTTCGTTTTCCTTATTAATTACATATTCATCTCTAACGTATTCACCCAACTCTTTACCTAGTTCTGTTCTTAATGTTTTATCTAAAACCAATTCTTTTATTGATTCTACCCAATCATCCTCTGTAGTACACAAATCTATGTTAGCGTTAGTTCTACTGTATGTAATTATATCTGTACCAATAAATGGTTTATATTTTGCTCCGGCTTCTATAATCTTTAGTTCACTTTTGCATTTGTTAAAATCATTATCCAATACAGATGCTATTGATATGTCCATCTCATCATAAAATGATGCATATTGATAAACTGATCTACCGGATTCTAATTGATAATTAGTGTTTCTACCTTTGGTTGTAAATATATTTATTTGCTCTTGCCAAACCTTTATCCCATAATTTGACATATGATCAACACCAAACAACCCAAATATTGTTTTATTTTTTAAAATCTTATTAGAGTTTATTCTTCTTATGGGTGATTTAAGTATATCTAAATCCTTGTGATGTGTCGTACTACCGGCATAACCAACAACTACTTTATCCTTGTGTTTAGATTTACTCTGTACTTTACTCCATTGATCTTCATCATAATAATCTACTGCATTCCTAGCTATTGCAATTGGTTTGTTAGGTACAAGTTTTTCTATTTTAGATTTAAGCCATTCGGTTGATGTCCATATGTAATCAGCCAAAGCTAAATTAGCTACTATACTTCCTCTCCACATATCGTAATCAATATCATCTCTCCACTTTATTGGGTGATGTTCCGGAAGTTCCCAATAATCATCTATATCCATGATAATCTTAACCCCTTCATTCTTAAACTCATCAATTATAGCTAAATCCTCATAGTTATATCCTAGTCCCCTATTGAAAACCAAATAATCGTAATCAGATTTATTTATTTTTTGCTCGTGATAAGTTCTAACAATATTAACAGAACAGCCTTTTTCTTTTAGTTTCTCAAACGGCTTAATTAACCTATGATAAGAAACCCCACTTTGTTTTGATTTAATTATAACTAGAAACCGCATAATAAACTATTGTTAAGATTGAAAAAACAACAATACAGAAAGAGAATATTGCCATTAGAGCAATAATCATGTTATGTTTCTGTGCTTTGCCTAATTTCATTATTTATTCTTGATACTTAGTAAAACCTTCGTTACGGATATATTTATATAATAAATCCATAGGAAACATTTCACCGGCTTGATTAATTATATTATCTGTGTAATACTCAGTACACCATTTTCTACACAACCATGCTACTGCATCTAATTGAGGTGCTTTAAGATAATCACTTCCGGATGTTATTTGCTTTAATCCCTCGGTTCTGTTATCACGCCTATTTATCACAAGAACTTTAATTACTAAATAATTATCATCTTCTGATATCATCTTGTCATTTAAACATAGCTTTATTTCACCATTTAAATGAACGTAAGCATGGGCTATGCTTTTTTTATTGTAATCCTCGTTGTCTGCTTTTATAATTATACCTTGAGTAATTTGTCTAGGTATATTATTGATATTAAATTCAACTTCTGTAACCTTTGGTTTGTAGGTAGGTAATGTCCAATTTCTCATATATATTAATCTATAATTTTGCTCATCAAGTTTGTTAATGGACTTTTAGGTTTTTTAATTTTATATATATAATGTGTTCTTTTATTTTTAAACAACCTATAAAACTCATTATAATCAATCAATTCAGATTCTTTTGGTACATCTGATAAGTTATCAACTAGATAACCTTCAATGTCTCTTGGGGGATAATATCCTTTAATCATCGCTTAATATTTTATATATTTCATCTTCAATCATTTCATTATGTATGTCTTCATTAAAATTCAACATACATTCAACCAATCTTGTAATTATCTTTTCTTTATTATTGTAATCAACTATATCAACATATTCTAATTGTTCGTATTCATCATTTAATACATCTAAAATCTCTTCCAACATGTTAATATTTAATTCAAACGCTTTTCTTGTTCCCATACATTTTAGATTTAACCTTTGCCCAATATTTAACTGTTGATGTTTTCTTGTATCCGTATGTACCTCCGTTCCAATTCCTAGCTATTACTTCATTGCTAGATTCATTATGGTGATAACCTTTCCATATGTAATACATCTCTATTGATTTAGACGCACTCCACCTATCCGAATAAAAATATCGTATTGTATCGTTACGTTTTCTGAGAATTCTATTAATTTCATCTACCATTACTCTACGAATTTGGAGTAAACCTATACTTGGTGTACTCAAATGCTTATCACCTACCGCCAATGAATCTCCATTTGATTCAACTTTTATAATACTTTGGAGGAGGGAATCTACTGATGGTGTATCATCGTATTCAATAGAGTAATATGTATCGTAATTATTCTCTAATGTTGCGTTCGGTGCAGCTACTGCACTTAACAACGCTAGTATCGTTATTATCGTTTTCATATTAAAATAGTTCAGTCTTGAACTCGCTATTCTTCATAGCTTCTTCAAAGATATCAATTCCATTTAAGAAATATCTATTTTTACTCAAATGATATTCCATACGCAAATACCCGTCACTAAACAAATCAAAATCTTTTACCTTCTGTGTTGTTATAACAACTGATTTGTCTTCAGCATCCGTCTTCCTATAAGGACGTTGTACAGAACTAACGGTATCAGAACCATCAGTAATACTACCTCCACCTTTTATCCTATACATATCTACCGGAACATAGTTGCCACTTTCATCCATTTGTGGAGTTAATTGGTGATATACTACATGATGGCTTACATTGTTTTGTTTAGCAAAAACTTCTTGCCTTTTAACAAATGATGTTAAATACTGCAAATCATTTACTCCACTAGGCTTACTAATTTTTAAGTAAGGATCAATTATAGTAATGTTTACTTGATGAAGTTTAACAAGATTTTTAAATTGATTTTCAATAGAATCAATATCATGTGATGATGGGTATACATAAAACAACCTATCCTCAAACATTTCTATCATCTTTTCACACTTTGCCTTTGTGCTATTCTTTGGATCATAACCTAACATTGTTTTAACCCAATCCTTTACAAATCTGTTTCTAGGATAATTTTCCGGACTAAATATGGCAACTTTAGCATTTTTATCTTGCAATAGCTTTATTAACAAAATAAAATATAACCAAGATGACTTTCCCTCATTTGAGTATCCCGTCCAAGTATTTACCCACCCTCTTTTCCACTTAAATATCCTATCGTACTCTTTTATAAAAGTTGTTTCAGCACTATTACTACTGTTCAACCAACTCCAAAAATCTGCTTTATCAGCATTTACCCCATCAACATCAGTTAATGCATTACTTTCTACATATTCTACAAGATTTTTCTTCATTGTTCGAATACGCATTACAACATCCTTTTTTACACCTTTTGGTATATTTGTTTTAATTACTACCAAATCATGTAAATGATCAATATTTTCTAAAAATGAATCAATCATTAATAACGTATTTAAATCTCTTTCTTTCGGCTAATATTTCTTTTGCTCCTTGAGTAATCATACCTCTAAACCTAGCGTAGTTTGCCGGTAGGAAAACTTTAGCATGTTTCATGTAATCATATCTTAGCATATGATAAGCCTCTTCTACGCTATCGTAATCATCTCGTTTATTAAATAGTAGTGTGTCAAATATTAACATATCTTTTATTTTGGCTTTGTGTTTTTCTCTAAATTCAATACTAGTTGCCATTAATATATTTTTTAACTTTTTCCAAATCTTTGGCATCAGCAATCTTAATGCTTTCACTTGAATCAATAAAAATTTGTTTACAGTTTGTTATTTTATTTATTGCAAATACCTCGTTTCCTTTAATTACTAGGTTAACAAATTTATCTTCCTTATAGTGTTTAAAGTAATGGTGAATTAGTTTCATTGTCATATGTCTTGTGTTTGTGGCATGGTTTACATAATACTTGCAAACCATCTTTTTCTACAAATAATTTCTTAGCAAATTCGGATAAGTCTTCAAAGGATTTTAATGTACCACATGGGTTTATGTGATCAATATCAATCTCTTTTCTTAAAAACCAATTACCGCAATTAGCGCATTGGTATTCCCACTTTGATCTGCTTTTATATGTTATTGCCCTACGATTATCTTTGGCAACTTCATTGTGAGGCTTCCAACCTCTCATGTACCTATTTCTAAGTAATGAACGTAACCATCCAAAGAACGCTGCCTCCGTCATTGAGCCATTATTCCTTGTCTTTGGTTTTCTCATCAATACAAAGGCTTAAAAAATATCTCTATTTGTATCCTTTTAAAAAACTTGTCATAAGCAATGCTTAACAAGCATTTTGAATTTACAGATAATAAATCAAATCCGTAAAAATCTTTTTCATTAATATAAAACGTTAATAAATCTATTTTCATGGTTTTAAAAATTTAATATTTACTCCGTACTTTTTTAGATTATCTCTTAAATACAATTTACTCTGCATACTTCTTGTAGCATGTCCTACGGTAGCATTAATGCTTACATTTTTAGGGTAATAATCCTTTCTGTTTATTTTGTTTTCCGGATTACCTACACCATCACATCCTACTAGCCATATATTTTTTGCTCCAAGATGTACAAATACACCAATTGCCCTACATACTGTATCACCACATGTAATTACTTTATTTTCTTCCGGCTTATCGATTAAACCTATTTTTGGTATAATATCAAATCCGGTGTTTTTATAATGATCATAAACATATGTTGTTGCATCATTAAACTTATTTAAACCGTATTTAACGTGCGTTGAATCGTATCTAGATACAAATAAGTCTAAATGAGAATAATTTTGCTCTACGTCCTCTATATACGTACCATGAGACAATACAACTGCATCTAAATGCTTATCAAATTGATAACTTTTATTTACTCCAATTGTAAACTTACCGTCCCAATAATTGTCAGCATATAAATCCAATGATGAACCACTACCAAATATGTATACTTCGTTTGGTAATTGTTTTGTATAATCTTTTAACAACATTATACTCTCTCTACTAATTCGTAACCAAGAGATAGTTCACCTCTTTTAATTTTACCTATGGCTATATCCATTTTGGTTCTACCTCTTCGTATTGAATCATCCGATAATCCAAACACTTGACATGTGTATGGGTACGTTTTTTCAATAGCGATAAAGTAAAAATCAGACGGATTAATACCGAGTACATCCGAATAGAAAACTGCTTGTAAATCATAAGAATATTTGGTTATGTCATATTTAAAAGTACTGCAATCAGAAGTAGTTTTAAAATCACAAACATATAATATTTCACCTTCATGTGAGTAATGCTTGTCCGGACGTATCCTAAAATCTAAACCATCTCTTTCTGCATAAAATGAATGCTCTGCATGAACATCATAATTATCCTCTAGGCTTCGATAAAATTCATTACTATTTAAGTTATCAAACATTTTATTTATTCTAACACTATCAGCCTTTGTAATGGCATTCTTGTTGTCCTTAATAAAATCTTTATAAGCCTTAGTTCTTTTATTACTATTCTCTTCGGGAATGACAGAATATTTGCTCTGAAATCCTTTACTACCTAATTCACATATATCATGGAATTGAGAACCAAAAGTTAAAGCATCATTTGGCTCTAAAGGTATTTTAGCTTTTCTTACGCTATGCTTATACACTCCTTTCAAAAAGGAGGAGGATATAATCCCCGCTCCTACTGAATGGTATAATTCGTTTGATAAATCCGGTATAACCTTCTTTATTTCAAACATTAAAACGGCACTTTTTCTTGAGTAACAAATTTCTTTGCATTACCAAGATATACAACGTCTTCACCTTGTTTCTTATTACCATGTGATATGCTAATTGCTTTCCAATTCTCATTATCATCATTTGGATCAACATCGTTATTTACCCATATAGCAACATTTAAATTTTTGTTGTTATATGCTTTACTTTTTAGTTTTTCAATCGCTTCGATATTCAAACTACCTAAATATAAATCAGCCATAATTATTTTAAATCTATTTTGTTTTGTTTTAAAATGGTTAACTGAGGAGCATCCAATATATACTTCCTCAACTCTTTTTTAACTCCTTCGGGATCGCTTTTAAATGCTTTTATTGCTTTATCAAATCTATCCTTTGGAAGTTTATTGGAATTACTATTACCAACGCTACTAGCAAGGTTTGCATCATCATCAACGGA